ATGCCCTTCAGTTATAATCCCCTGACTAAAGGCATACGCATACTGTAAGCCCTCAGAAAACGCACTTGTAATCGCCTTAATAACAGTTCTAAACAGACGATACTTTGCAATCCTCATGAGCGAAGACAGGAAATTATTAGTGTGCCTTGTAGCATTTCTCGCTGCCGTTCCAACTCTGTTAAGCCCGATATTTACATTTCTAAGCCCACGAGCGGCTGTTGAAATTCTATTTAATGCATTTGAAATACCAGTAAGAGAGCGGAGTGCAGCATCCGCTCCAGGAGTAGTTATTCTTATTTGAAGATTTTCTACTGGCATTGTTTACCAACTCCCTTATGCTTCTCGTCCCAAATACGCTTGTGTTCTATCAGGATATCCCTCAATTGGTTAACCTTCTGCTTGTTTTCAATTTCCTGTTCAATTTCCGTCAACTCAGTAACTCGTTGCGGCTTATCAGGATATTTGATGTTTTTGCTATCCAAGCAGCTTGCAACTGCAACCCGAATGTAAAGCCCTTGCAACCACAATTCCTGGTTACGACTTTCAATTTCGTATTGATGTTGCTGCCAATAAAACACAAGACGCTCTGTGGGCGAGTACCAGAACTCGTCCCATGACATACCGTACATCATATAGTACGGACACATAAGATCGAGATATCTTCCAAACTCACTTTGCGGAGCGTCCAAGTCTATATCGGAAAAGGATATCTCCCCGCTTATGTCCTCTTCCAGCTTACGTTTCCCTGCCCACGCTTCAACGAAGTAATAGCATCCTCATATTCCGCAGAAACAGCCGAAATAAGTGCGTCAACAGGTTCCCCATTTTCATCAAACTCTTGCTCACCATCATTTGCAATCGGAGACAGCGCATTATAAATTTCCATTCGCTTCTTATCCGGGACAGTATTGTGATGAGCAATAAACAGCCCCTTCCAAAGAGTTTCAACGGCAAGCAGTTTGTCCCCAAGCTGTGCAAAGTTTACGCCAGACCTCTCCATCTGCTTCAGCGTAAACGGAGTAACTTCCAGCTTATAGTCTTTCCCATCTGCGGTAAATGTAATCATCTCATTCTCCTACTCTTAAAAAATAAGGGCGGTAAATTGTTTTGCCGCCCTGTTTCTTTTAGCCAGAAATAATCGGATCAACCTTCGTCTGGAAACCGACATTATCACTTTCAACGATAGATACAGTACCCTGCACAGCGTTTGCAGTAGTAAGGTCGGGCATCTGCATCGGGATCGGTTCACCACGGAAGAAGTACCCATCGCTCTCGCCGGGGAGAATAACTTCCCACCAGAACGATTTGCCATCCGTAAGAGCAGCGTGTTCCGAGCAGATAGCGTTCCAGCTTTCACGGCTCATTTTGTTGACATTGCAGTTGAAGCTAATATTGCCGTCATTCCCGTACAGAAGCGGAATAAATCTATGCCGTCCATACTGCGGAGTGGACATAGGAGTCACATCAGCGGTTTCAATATCGGCAGAAAAGCCAGAAGCCTCAACAATAAAATCAGCGAGGTTAAGAGTCCCCGCCGCTGCCTTTTCAGCATAACCAGTCGTGGGTCTGACACCAGCAGTGGATTCAGGGGCATACAGGAATTTCACGCCGAGCGCAGCAATTTCGCCAGCCATAACCATTCATCCTTTCTATTAAGATGGAATGTCCTCGCCGCTACCGATAATTCTGCGAAATCGTGCGACAAGGCAATATATACTTTTGTCTGTCTGATCGAGCGGAGATTCAAAAGTCTCCAGAAAGTACAAGCCTCTCATGGCATCCTTAACAGCATCCATAAGCCGATAAGCCTGTTCCTTTGCTCCACCTGACACGTTACTAAAAATTTGCGCTTCCCATGTACGCTCGGAAATATCCTGAGCGTTTGAAAAGGAAGCTGTTGGTTGAGGGGTAAACCGTCCTATTTCTCGGATAAACACAGTCGGAAACGTAGACGGTTTCGGCGTATATGTCTGCGTAACAAACACATTGCTTTCAACCGCTTTCACAGCGTTATACACTTTTGTATAGATCGCATTATTCGTGTATTTCATCTGTTAATCTCCTCATGTGCTATTTGAGGGAGTGCCTGAACCATTGCCTGATAAGCATAATAGAACGCCGGGTGAGGGGGAGTATAATGATACTCTTGACCGCCAAAGTGCCAAACGCCTCTGCCAAAGCCGCCAGTTCTCCAATACTCACCGCCATGCGCCCTCGACCAACTACCAGGCTCAACTGAAATCGGAACCTGATCATACAAAAAGTCCATTGCACCAGCCATATCACCAGTGCCGAACTCGATGAACAGAATGTCTTGACCTTCAGCAATGATACTGTATCCGTCAGCGGTTCGCTCTGACCACACCCTCGCATGATGACCATGCGTTTGTGCAATCACGTTCTCGCCAATTTCACACAGCCTCGTAAGAATATTCGTAAGAATATCCTCAAGATTGCTTAATCTGTTAAACAGATTTATAAGGTCTTCAAGACCATCAAACTCAAATTCCATTATCCTGAAACAATCGGCTCATGGGAAATACTGATTTCCTGAAGAGCAATAACAACCTGATTGATCGTCCGAGAGATCCCGGTGCAACGGAAGTTATACGGCACAACCTCGGCGGTATTACCCGGCGTAACCCCGAACCACCAGATCGTATCCGTGGTAAACTCCGTTGTCAGGTCATCCGTGACCGCTGTGTGGGTGAACGGATTGTCCACACCGAACAGTTCAATCTCAGCCTGTCCTCTCCCACCGGACACGTTCATCCGTGTCAGGGTAGGTGTTCCGTAACTGACCGTCTGCTCACCAGTGTAGTTTCCGTCATCGTCCACCACATCGGTCACGCCATTGTACAGGGCATACCAGATTTCACGCTTGTCACGCTGAGTAGTTCTCATAATCAGCACCTACCGTTTCTTTGCGCCGATAATCTGTTCCTCAACCGTTCCGTCACCAGCTTTGCGCCGCTTATAACCAGCAACACGCTTTCCGTCTTTGAAATACGGTCGAACAGCAACAGGCTTTTTCCTTTGCGCTTGTGACTTCGGTTTTTTGCGAATCGGAATGTTATTCACTTCACAGCACCTACTCTCACAAACGGCAAAACATGGTTTCGAATATATCCAACCATATCTTCATAGATAAAAACCCTATGCACACTGTTTTCGATATGCTGGCTTTCACCTTCAGCACCAGCGTGAGTATATCCAGTGACAACGGCATAAATCTGCGACACTTCATCAGTAGGAGTAACATCCGTAATGGTTTCCGGTACACCGCCGACCAAGTGATACTTCCACGCCAGAATCTCAGCCTTGGACAGCGCAATGTAAGTATTCAGTTTCTCGTCACTCGGCATTTCGCCGCCATCACTCAAAAGAGTCTTGATGACCAAAAGTTTCTCAGCGTCAGTCATAGTCAGCACTCCTTATGGGGAGAGGCGTAATACCCTCTCCCCGTGTTGGTTGGTTTACGCAGACACCACAGTGGGGGCATTCACATAGATGCCGTTGGCTTTCTGATGTTTGACCCATGCGCCATGATACTGACGGAAGTCATACATCCAAGCCTGAGCTTCCTGAACCACATCCGGGCTGAACACACGGGGATTCGCCAGCTTGACAGCTTGCATAATGGCAGACGGATGGACGATCATGAAGTTGATCGTATCGCCAGCGGCGGTGTAACCACCAGCATCATCATGGGCACTCGGCTCGTTCAGAGTGATAACGGTATTGAAGCGTCCACTCGGAACAGTGATGACACGCATGGAGTCGTACATCTCAACATTGTAGTCAATGTCAAGGTCACGGTTCATCGTGTAGCGGGTAATGCCGCTCTTGATCAGACGATACATGGTCGGATTCACGAAGAGGATACGGCCCTCATACGGAACTTCCGCATCGTCCAGTTTCTCAGTGCCAAGGTCGATGGCCGCAATAGCCGCAGCACCAGTGGCAATGTTCTCAGCGGTCTTCATGCTGTCGGCAGCAGCTTTCGAATAGGCGGCGAAACGAACAGCGTCCGTCTCAGGAACGACCTTGGTGCGCATAAACTCGCCAGCAAGAGTGCTGAAAGCCATGCCGATTGTCTCGTCATTGTCAACACGATCCACGAGGAACTGCCGACCACGATCCCACTGAGGAGCATATGCTCTCCAGCCAGAGGTGACATCGCCACGGACGAAGCCATTGTTGCGGCTATAGTTGCCAAGGCCGACCATGTCGGTTTCGAACAGATAGAAGGTGTGATACTCGTCAGACCATCTTACACGATCCTGGGCGGTATCAAGAATTGCAGTCTTCGATTCTGCTTTGTAGACTTCATCCAGAAGAGGCAGATACTCGGACGCAAGGCCAATGCTATTAGCAATGACAGGGGTAACAGTAGTAGCCATTTCTTTTTTCTCCTTTACTTAATAGGTTGCAAGCCCATCCATTTTCTCCGCTGATTAACAGCTTCAAGATCGGCTGCCTGCGCTGTGGGAGGAGAACCAGTAGTCAGAGTGGGCTGTTTGTTAAGCGCAGCCGCTTCAAGTTCTTTCTGCTTGTTCTCCAAGAATTTTTGCTGACATTCAAGGATTCTGGCGGCATCATTGTCAGCCATAGCCTCTGCCGCCTGGAGTGCTAAGTCTTTGTCGTAGCCAAGAGATAGGCACTGAGCAATATAACTGCTCACAGTTTTATCCCTGCGAAGTCCACGCAGTTCTTCTTCAACTGCTTTCTCACGTTCGACCCTCTCGGCCTCGATCCGTTCCTGTTCCGTCTGTTTCTCACGGAACTGCCGTTTCCATTCAGCAGCATCAGAGTTTGCCTTTGAGAGTGCCGCTTTCAGTTTGGTAACTTCATCGCCGTTGTCCTTGGGTTCTTCGATTTCGAATGCCTCAAGTGCAGCCAGCTTGTCCTCCGCAGACATCTCTGCGTAGCCGTCAATCTTGCTCGTATCAATTTTCATCTCTTTACTCCTTGCGTTTTTATAGTGCTTCCCTGACTTATGGTTTGCGATTAAAGTCTTCCCTGACTAATTTGCGTTTTTAAGTCTTCACTGACTGGTATATGTCAAACTGATTTCTCAGCTAAACAACAACTCACATCTGCAATTTATGTTATTCTGTGGCAATTCAAACAGCCCCGGAGCAGAAGCATGATCTCCGTCAAAGGTATAAAACTCTTCGTCTATCCCGACCGTTTCCAATTCCAGATAGGAGTGGGTATCCCTGACCTTTTCATCCGCCATCGTTATCCAGGTCTTGTTCTTTGCCCCGGCTTTCTTTGCGGTATCGAGTGCGGCAGTATTCGCATCCCTGTGGGTTTCCGTCTCGGCTATCCGAATCAGGTCATCCACCGTACCGCCATCCGTGAAGTATTCCTCTACCCGTTCACGCCACGTTTTCCCGGCAATCCGTTTGTTCACCGTTCCTGTGGCATCGTTCGCAGTCGGTTCCCAATCGAAATCCAGATTCATGTTCGTAACGCTATTCCCTGTTGCATAAGCCAACAGGAACAAATCAAACATCTCATCCAGAATATCCTCGTATGCTTCTGGGTCTTCTTTCTTTGTCGGAAGAGTTCCCATAGGAAACATACTTTGAAGTTTCAGCGTGAACCTATTCAATTTGTCAAACGGTAACACGCTTGCCATAGCAATTACTCCACGATATCCACAAGTCCCAGGTTCGACAGTTCCTCGGCACGTTTGCGGTCAACCTCAAACTCCTCACCGAAGTCCATCATTTTGTTA